CCTTGAATGTATGAAGTGATTTCTGTTTCCTGTGGTGCTACTTGAACATCTGCACCCGCAATCCACTTCTGTGTCCAAGGTAATGGGTTTGCTTGTGGAACTACATATGGACATTTTAGATTAACAGCAATCATACGCTTACAACAAATCCACTCAATATAATCATTTAGTAATTGTGCATTAAGACCAATCATTGAACCATCTTTAAATAGATATTCTGCCCACGCCTTTTCTTGTTCTACTGCATCAACAAACATCTGAATACATTCTTCTTCTGTTTCTTTTGCAATCTTAATATAATCTTTATCGTCTTTAGGTAAAATCTTTAGAAGTGATTGAGTAGATGCTAAGTGTAAATTCTCATCACGTGCAATTAGTTTAATAATTTTAGCATTGCCTTCCATCTTCTTAAGTTCAGCAAACGCCCAACTACAAGCAAACGATACATAGAAACGAACACCTTCTAAGATGTTAACACTCATTAGTGTTTTGTATAATGCTTTCTTAAGTTCGTATAGGTCTACTTCAACTTTCTTGCCATTGACTGTATGTTTGCCTTCACCTAGTAATTGATACTTCAATGACAGGTCAATAAGTTCATCGTAGTTAGTACTGATAGCATCAGCACAATCTGTAATCTCAGGAATATTCATCATCTCATCAAATACTTTACTAGGATTAGCATACACATTACGAATAATATGTGTGTAACTACGTGAGTGGATTGTTTCACTGAATGTCCACGTTTGAATCCATGCTTCTAGTTCTGGAATAGATACTAGTGGACCAAATGCTTCTACTGGCGCACGACCCTGTACACTATCTAATATAATTTGTCTTTTAAGATTACTTGTAAAAATGTGTCTTTCATTATCTGTAAGATTATTGAAGTCGTTTGCATCCTTATGACAATCAACTTCTTCAGGTCGCCAAAAGAAACCTAACTGCTTATCAGTTAGTTTATCAAACTGTTTGTACTTCAACATATCATATCGTTGAATTGTTACACCGCCTGATGGGTCCAAGAAAGCCTTTGCTTTGGTGTGGTCTTGTTTATTTTTTGAATTAAATACTGTTGTCATCTTCTTTCCTCTATATTGTGCAACCTTCACAATCCTCATCATCTATTAATCCTGGCTCTAATGGTTCATCATTAAGAGCATTAATATCTACTTCTCCTTGGCCGTCAAATGTATTGAAATAATACAACTGTTTGCCACCATATTTATAAAACATAATCAAATGTTGTAACATCTCCGACATTGGAATCTTTTCATCTTCATAATGTACAGGGTTGTAACTTGTATTTACTGATATACCTTGGTCAATATACTTTTGTAATACTGCCATAATCTTTAAGTAACCCTCTGGTGATTTTTGGTCCCACAAGAGTTCATACTTGTTCTTCAACTTATGAATACCAGGAACAACTTGTTTCAGTACTCCATGCTTTGATTGTTTAACACTAACCAGACTACGAGGCGGTTCAATACCATTTGTAGAATTTGAAATCTGTGCAGATGTTTCTGCAGGCATAAGAGCCATTAATGTTGAATTTCTAATTCCATATTCTTTAAGGTCTTCTCTAAGAGATGCCCACGGCATTCTTTCTTTATGAGAAACAAGTTCGTCAATCTCTTTCTTACGAGTGTCAATTGGCACAACACCATGACCGTATTTTGTTTCGTCTGATTTAGGACAAGGTCCAATCTCTTTTGCCAAATTATTTGATGCTTTGATTAGATAATAACTCCACGCTTCTGCCCATTCATCAACTAACTCTAAGTTAGGGTCAGTATAATTCGTATCATTTTTAGCCAACCAATACGCAAAATTAATAATGCCTACGCCCAAAGGTCTCCTGTTATCTGTTGCTAACTCGGCCGCAATGAGTGGATAATCTTGGTAACTCAATAGAGCATCAAGTCCTCTTACTGCTAACTCACAAGGCTTTTCAAAATCTTCTGGTGATTTAATATTTCCCCAATTGATTGCACTGAGTGTACAGAGAGCAATTTCGCCCTCTTCATCCATCACACTGCTCAATGGCTTAGTTGGAAGAGTAATCTCACAACATAAATTTGATTGTTTGATTGGTGCAACGCTTGTATCAAAAGAACTATGGTCATTTGCGTGGTCTACATTCATCAAATAGATACGACCAGTATTCTTACGTTCATTCATAAATGATGAAAATAATTCAATCGCAGGTACTGTTTTCTTACGAATAGATGTTTTACGTTCTGCTTGTTCATATAGTTCACGGAACTTATCTTGGTCATTAAAGAATGCTTCATATAGTCCTGGGACATCTTGTGGTGAGAATAATGTAATATTACCACCTTGCATTAGTCGTTCATACATAAGTTTATTGAACTGAACACCATAGTCCATATGGCGTACACGATTATCTTCTGTACCTTTATTGTTCTTTAGAACAAGTAAGTCTTCTACTTCATAATGCCAAACAGGATAATATAATGTTGCCGCACCACCACGAACACCGCCTTGTGAACATGACTTAACTGCCGCTTGAAACATTTTATAGAATGGAATAACACCAGTATGTGATGCATCGCCATTACGAATAGGTGAGTTTATTGCTCGGATACTACCCGCACCAACCCCAATTCCTGCTTTCTGAGAGACATACTTAACAATTGAACTGGATGTTGCATTAATACTGTCTAAACTATCATCTGTTTCAATTAACACACAACTACTGAATTGTCTTTGTGGTGTACGAACACCTGCCATTACAGGAGTCGGTAATGATATGTCAAAAGTACTAATTGCATCGTAGTAATCTTTTACCCACCTTAATCTTTCTTCTTTATCATATTTGCTGAATAGTGTTGCCGCAATTAACATATATGCCATTTGCGGTGTTTCAAATACTTCTTTAGTTACACGATTTTGTACTAGATATTTGCCACGGAATTGTTCCATTCCAACGTAGGTAATATCAAAATCTCTATCGTGCTTAATAAAGCCATTAATCTTATCCCACTCTTCTACAGAATAGTCTTCGGTCAATGCTTTGTCATAGAAACCAGATTTAGTATTTTTGTTAACTAACTCCATAATATGGCATGGTTCAAAAGCACCATACACTTCTTTTCTTATATGATAGTTAATTAGATTTCCTGCAACCCATTGATAGTTTGGTGTATCTTCTGTTATTAGTTCGGCTGCCGCTTTAATTAATGTTTCTTGTATCTCACTACTTGTCATTCCGCTATAAAACTGAATATGTGATTTTAATTCAACTTCACTTGCTGATACATTATTAATATTGTTACATGCTTCGAAAACGACTTTGTGCATTTTCTCTAAATCTAAATTTTCTTTGTCCCCATTTCGTTTAACTATATGAATACCAGTCATTATTTCCTCTACCCTAATATGTGTTAATCTCTGCGTCTTCCATGCCTGCCACACGTAACTTAATTATGTTAGACAGTTGAAAGTGTTTAATTTCGAAACCTTTTGTTATGCCCAAGTATTGATTTCTAACAAGTGCTACTTGGTTTATAAGTTCACCAATCGCAACAATTTCATCTTCACCATCTGCATACTTCTCTGCATCTCTACTGCTCAAAACTTTATTATAATTCTCTAAGTATTTTCTTAGATATGAACTTCTCTTCTTACGCAAGTGTATGTTTAGATGCTCTAAGATGGCCTCTATCTCTTGTAATTGAGCGAATCGTAATTCAACAAATGCAGGAAGTTGTGTTGAATTCTTTTCAACATTGCCTTTAATTTTTACTTCTTTTCTGGCGTCCAGTAACTCACTTTCAAAAAATTGAATACAGTTCGGGATTTTACTCCAGTCTTTTACTATGTTGCTATACCAGTTCATTAGTTCCAATCATCGTCTTCATCATTATCTTCAAGTAAATCATCTGCGAAGTATCTATCTAACGCAACTTCAAGGATTTTGTCTCCATCTATTAATAATTCAATGTCTTCGCTACTCATTCCCAAATCATCGCATTGTTTTATGAACATTTCGCCTGCTTCTATTTTATCTTTGCCAGGTATGTAGTTCACTAAAGTTTCCCACAAT